TAGTGTATGTGTATATTATACAGCAGTTTTACCAGTTTGTCAAGACCTGTATTACCACTTCTTCGTCCAAACCGTTGGTTATACGCACTTTGCCTTCAACCCTAGTAGCGTAAGTCATTGTAAATGTTGATCTAATTGCGCCTTTGTCTGTAAGCCAATGTAGGAAAACTTTACAGTTTGGGCTAGGCACTAGGATAGCACCTTCACCAAAATTCTGATCTAATACGCTGTTACTGCCTAACTGAATTTGGCGAGTGGTTAACGGAGTGTACAAACTCATACAATAGGAATCCAATGATTTTCCCAAGCGGCATTTTCAATCCATCGTCCAGGTACTATATCAAACGCAATAGTTATACGTGGTCGAGTAGTTACTTTCCAAGGCATAGAACGATGTAAGTCGTTTGCTGATGGAGCAATCACTAATAGGTTATCTCGATTCATAACATTTACTATTTCGTATTCGTGATTGTAAGTTAATAACGGCTGGCCATTGTTATCTGTATAATCATTTTTAAGGCAGTCCTTAAAATACTTTTCTTCTAAGGCATAGGTAGTTCTACTAGTATCTACATCAATACAAAAATATCCATGATACGCATCCATATAGTTCGGACTATGTTGATGCCATCCTAGGTTAGGAGCTTCTTCGTAAACATTCAACCAAGCCTGCATGTAGAATACATCATCAGATGGGTTAAACGAATTCCAGAAAGTAACAATCTCTCGATATAACTCGTGTAAGGGACCGCTAGCAATCATAAACACGTTGTATTTTTCAAATAGGTTAGTAGTCTTAGGACCAAAGCGATCGGGAAGATCGGCATCACCGTATCGATGCTTAACAAACTTAGATACTTGATGGCAATTTGTTTTAAGGTTTTCTAAGTCAAGGTTTAATTGCTTAAATTTAAAGAAGCCGCCGGTCCACTCGTTAGACGCCGAAACTGCTTCCGCATCCGCATTGAGTGGTTGCATTTGGGTTTTTAATATTAAATTGGGATCCATTAATGTTCTCTGTGTAATCGATTGTTGCGCCAGTCAGATAGTTCATGCTAACTGAATCTACTAGCAAAGTAAAAGTTTTATCGTATGCTTCAACTGGAAATTCAAAGTCGTCCTCACCGATATCGTCTTCAAAGGTAAAACCATACTGAAATCCAGTACAGCCGCCACCTTGTACAAATGTTCGTATGTACTTGCCCTGTCCGTCAATCAGTAAATCTGCTATTCTTAATTTGGCATTTTCAGTTACAGTAATCATAGTTCTATCCTCGATGAGGTATTTAATCTAGAATCAATGGCCGCTATCGTTTTCTTGTTTTTCTCTATATCGGTAAAATAATTGTAATCAAAGAACTTATCAAGTAGCTGTAAATGGTAACCACTAAAGATCCATCCTTCTGCGTAGTGCGGAAGCCCAACTTGATTTTTACTCATACAGTCTTTAAGGGCCCGTTTAAAATGTCGACTACGCATTAGGTGAGCAGTTGTACGTTCCGTTGCCATAGCCCAGAAGGGAGTATCAAAAGTACTACCGCCATGATACATAAAGCAAATCATATCCTCTAGTTGTTGCGCATAATTAACAAAGGTATTATTCACTGCGTGGGATGATAGATTACCTCGTAAAAACTCAATTAGAAGTGTATTAGCGTAGACATAAAAGTATATACTGCTGGCGCTGATGGGCTCAAAGAATATTGCTCTGTTGCCGTTTTTAAAAATTCTGCCATCTAGCACTCTTTTGGTATAATAACTTTTAAACTGATATTCCATTACCCCTTCTGCTCTGCCAACTTGATCTGGAGTAATATTAAATTGTTGGGCAATATCAGCTAGTGCTTGTTCTTTAGTAGTTATAGTATCGTTATACAAATAACCATAGGTTCTACGATTATTAAGCGGAATACCAAACTGCCACCCATTTGCTGTAGCACGGTGTTCAGTGTACTGCCAGTTGCCGGGTTCATAGACTGTATGTATTAGCGCATGATTAACTGGTAAGCTAGTAACTACGTGGTAATCATTCCAGTCCTCTGGGAACCCGCGAGTATCAACTATGTAATCGTATGAATGAGCAACACCGTCGATAGTTAATTCTACACCAGTACTGCCGTTAACAATGTTATCAACTTTGCCTTCTAAGGTGCTAAACTTTTTAGGCCATAATTCAGCACATCGTTTATGTATAAAACCTTTAAGTTTAAAATTATTGATATGTATAGCAACACCGCCGTCAAGCAAGGGATTAAACCAATCTGTTTCACGCCAGCCCATAAACTTGTTGCCAAACTTTAAGGTAGCGTCTAGTTCGTCTAAATCGTCCATAAAGCTAAAATGGCATGCTTGTTCTAGTACTTTAATAAAACCACTATTAGTGCTTTCGCCTATACCTAAAATCTTAGTGTTAGGATCGTAGACATTAACAATCTCGTAACCATTAGGTAAATTAGCACATAACTGAGCCGTTGTAATAACTCCTGCTGATCCTGCGCCTATTATTGCTATTTTCATTGAATTTTTTCTAAGTACCCATTGCTCTACGCACTAAATATGCGTTATAATACTTATTGTAACACATCTATGGTTAGATTAACAACCGAATACGTTGCGATAAATCATAGAATATAACGGAATAGTAATGACAACAAACAAAGTCCTAGCATCAACATTTAATACTATACAGAACAAAATTGCTTCTGTTGTTGGCGCTCCTAGCACATTAACACCTGATCTAGGATATAACCTTACTGTTAGTAGTGCGCCAGTTACTGCCCATGCTAGTAAAATCTACGGGCACGATGCTAATCAACTAATACAAGATGCGATCCTTGCGATACAACACCAAACATCAACAACTCCAAACATAGCAACATTTCAGCCCAAGCAAGTTATTACTACAGGTGATTTAACCGCAGTTTCTAGCGCAGTTGATTCTGCCTTTAACAATAGAAATACAGCCGGTATCAGTCAGCTAAGTTTTGTTAATAGCAATTCGTATGTCAACGGTAGTAATTGGGTGGCTTACCAAACTCATTCGGTTAGATTAGACTGGGGATCGAACGCACAATTTAGAGGCTGGGCGAATCTAGGTGGCTTTATAACGATCGGTATTGGTATAAGTGGCGGAAGTGGAAACCCACAAACAACCACATGGGTTAATTTATTAAGTACCGCAGGTACTATTGTGTTTGGCGCCGGCGCTGGGCTACAAGAAAATCAAACAGTTCCTGGCAGTTTTCCAAATGGCGGACTTTACAATCTGTTAGCCAATGGGCAAGGCGGTCCTAATGCCAGTGTCGCATTTAAAATGACTGATCGAGATTCTAGTTATAGTACCAATCAATTTATCATATACATTAGACCATACGGTGGAAGTGGGCTGTTGGATAGCGCAGGTATAGATATTCAAATCTCATTGTTAGACAACTACTCTAATCCTCACAAAGACGTAGTTGACGGAGTGTTATCGATGAGTGTTAATACATATTACGCATTTGGCAAAAGTCCAAATGCGATAGACTTAGGAAATTCAATAGGATAACATTATGGCAACAATCAATCACAACGACTGGAATACAGTACAATCGCAAATTGCTAGTGTATTAGGAGATCCTAGTGCTACTGTATCAGATGTGCTAGGATACCATAGTGCTATCACTAGTGCGCAGGTTGCCACAAATCAAGAAATATACGGAGCAGAGTGGAATACTCTACGTGCTGATATTAACTCTGCTTATACACACCAAACAGGTAGTGCGTCGGATCTTACGGCACGAGGAACAACTGATATTATCTCAGCGGCTGACTTGACACTTATTGCCGCACGTAGTCAGACTGCATACAACAATAGACTCGCAGTTAACGGTGGGCAATTAGCGTATCAAGCAGGACCTAGTTACAGTAGTGGTGCTACTTGGGGAGTTAGAACATACTTTTCAGGAACTATTCAATTTGGTAGCAATGCCGCATTTAGAGGTTTCTGGAACGGCGGCGGGTACTTGACATTTACTGCTAGTCGTAGTGGGGGTTCAGGTACTAATCAAAATGGCGCATGGTCCAATCTACTCAGCAGAATGGGTACTATTGTTCTTACTAGAACATCAATGTATCAGTCAGGAAACTCATGGGGCGGTACATTCTATAATAGCATCGGTGCTAATGGTGTATATGGTAGTAATATTGGTAGCGGATTAACACAAGCATTTGATATTACAGATACTACTGATTCTGGATATGTTAATGCGTTAATTTATAGAATATATCTAGCCCTAGACAATGCTAGTTTATCGTCAGCAACGGCTCTTACATTTGAAATCAACTGTTACGATAATCATACAGCTATTGCTTCGGGCCCAGATTATGTTAACGGCACGTTGGCATTATCCAATGGTATATATTATCCTTTTAGTAATTCAGCAACAGGCATCCCTTCGAACTATTCAGGACAATCATAAGAGGACTTAATGGACGCACGAATCCAAGAAGCAATCACACACGCCAATTACAGACAAACACTAGCTATAGAAAGACAACGCTTAAAAGACCGAGCATTGTCAGAACTAGTCTTTGCCTACAACGGTGGACTTTTTACAGCCAACAAAGAACTTATCGCATTTGTTAATGCTATTAAAGAATACGGTTCTGCTACTATATTAGATGATAACAATTATCCTGTAGCTGTAGAGGACTTGGAAGATTTCAATACCAAAGTAGTTAGTACCTACTTTGAATCAACTAATCGCTATCTAGCAGATTACGAGCAAGTAAGACAAAAACGTTCAGCGGCAAAACTAGTAGACCTATGACACAGGGCTGTTTAATCTTTGCCTATGACGGCGATGTCCTATACGGCCCTCAAGCTGTTCTAGCCGCACGTCTTGTACGCAAGCATCTAAACATTCCTGTTAGCCTAGTAACTGACTCCGCAACACTCGAAGCACTTGTTGGGCACGAAGTGTTTGAACATATCTATATACGTGAAGTTGGAAATGTTACTAATACTCGCATATTAAACAATACCAAAGTTATATGGAAGAACACTAACCGTAGTTCAGCATACGATATCACTCCGTATGATCGCACCCTTATTATCGACAGCGACTTTCTAGTGTTTAGTGATAGGCTTACACACTATCTTAATAGCGATGCCAATTTTATGATCTGCCCTAACATGCAGGACTTACATCCAAGCCGAACCGGCAGTCGAGTACTAGTTGATCCAGCGAGTGTTCCTATGTTGTGGGCAACTAACATCATCTTTAATAAGACTCCCGAAGTAGAGGCTCTGTTTAATCTAGTAGAACATATTAGAGAAAACTGGATTTACTACTGCGGATTGTATAAATTTAACTCTGTTAGGTTTAGAAACGATTATGCGTTTACTATTGCGTGTCATACCTTAGGCGGGTTTGGGTTAGATAAGTTTCACACAGACTTACCCGAGCCAATATGGTTTATGGACAAGGATCAGTTAGTTAAGATATCTGGCAATACATTAACATGGGCAATGAATGGCAATAGCACACAATTTGTTAGAACCCAAGGTCAGGATATTCATATGATGAATAAGCACGATCTACTCAATAACATTGATCAGCTAATGGAGTTAGCTAATGATTGATAAAACATTAGATCGCGGTTACTTTATGATCGCAAATAATACTGCTGAAACTGATTACGTTAAATTAGCCTATATTACAGCCTTAACTATTAAATTAACTCAACCGGCAGGATTCAACAATGTTAGTATTGCTACAAACGATCCAAAGATGGTTAGGCAATTTAAATCAAGTTGGATTTTTGATAATGTTATTTTATACGAAGGACCCGATGGCATGAACGCTCGCAGTCGTGCTTATATCTTTACTCCTTACAAAGAAACAGTATTCCTTGATAGCGACTTGCTATTTCTTAATGCTGTTGATCATTGGTGGCCATGGATGCAGAAACACGACTTGTATATTGCTACGCACCCGATGACCTTTAGAGGTACTCCAATGACTAGCAAGTTCTATCGCGGAGTTATCGAATCTAACAACTTGCCAGACTTTTATAGCGGATGGTTATACTTTAAGCAATCAAGAGAAACAACTAAGTTCTTTAGACTGTTAGAAGCACTTACTGACTACCCCAAACTATGGAAAGAACAACTAGTTGACTATAACTTTGAAGACTTACCAACCGACGAAGCATGCGCACTTGCGGCCAAAATGCTAGACATGGTTGAAGATATGAGCAACCCCACAATACCGTTTCCTAGATTTACCCACATGAAACCTAAGAGTCAAGGCTTCGGTGGCATTATTGACTGGACTGACGGTATAGCGTTTTATTACGATGATTCGCTAAACATTAAGATTGGTCCTTATCAACAATCAGATATTCTACACTACACCAAGAAAGATTTAATTACAGATAATTTTGTTAACTTATTAGAGAACCAAGTATGGAACAAGTTCAAAGATTCTTTGTAAAATTTAATCCAGAGTCATTAGATATCTTAGCGATCGGTCGTGAAGACACCGGACTATCATTACCAGCTGACTGGAAATTAGTAGAACCATTTTTTACCTTAGAAAAGAATCCTGCGCAGTATTATCCTGTTATAGAAAATAAAGCTATTACTGGATTTAGACGTAGAGACATTTACGAATCGCAAGCTATTATCAACACCGACGGTGATTACATTCGCAGTTTGCGGCCTGCTGAAAATACCATTGTATTTTCTAAACTGGTTTTGTTAAAAAGCCCGGACGAGCTTGTTATAGAGTATGATCCATTACACGTAGATAGGTTGGAATTAATACAGGACAGACTGTATAATATATATATTACCCGCAGGGGTGATCCCTACAGCATTCTAGCAAATACAACTATAACACTTGCTCCGTTGTTACGTGGCGAGTCTATTCGTATTCCTAGTGTAGGACATACTGATATATCAGTTTATATTATTGCCGCAAATGACTCTACAAATTAACGAACTTGACCTAGTGTTTATCTCATACGATGAGCCTAACGCTGAACTAAACTATGCTAAACTGTTAGCTGAAGTTCCTTGGGCAAAACGTGTACACGGAGTTAAGGGTAGCGATGCATGTCATAAGGCGGCAGCTAACCTAAGTGAAACAGAATGGTTTGTTACTATTGATGCTGATAACATTATCAATCCTAAATTTTTAGACATAACTTTAGACTTAGACCAGTATCCTAATGCGCAGGCATTTAACTGGCCTGGCCGTAATTGTATTAATGGTTTACGTTATGGCAATGGTAGTATTAAGGTATGGCGCAAAGACTTTGTATTAGGGATGAAAACGCACGAAGCCGCAGACGCTGATAAAGGGCAAGTAGACTTTTGCTGGGAGCAAGGGTACTATCCATTAACTGTTTGCTACAGTGATACTATTATAAACGCAACTCCATTACAAGCATGGAGAGCAGGGTTCCGCGAAGGTGTTAAGATGTGTTTAGATCGCGGCATACGTCCCGAGCCAGGCAAGACTGCTAAAGAAGCCATATGGTGGGAAAACCTACACAGACTAAAGATTTGGCTAAGTGTAGGTATGCATGCTCAACAAGGTGCTTGGGCTATTGCCGGAGCATGGGAAGGTGTATATCGTACAGCATGTACTGATTGGGATATTACTCAAGTACGCGACTTTGAAATACTGAACAGTATGTTTGAAGAACGAGCTAGTACAGATCCTTTAGAGCTTGTACAACAATTTCAGCAAGGAGCAAAAGATTTCTTATCTGTTCCTGTACTCGATAGTGTTACTAGCAAATATGTAGTTGATACATTTGACGAATTTTATAGGTTACATCGTGTCTGATTTAGAACGCATTAAACGAGTTATTCCTATTGTTAACGAGATTAGCCCTACCTTCTGTTTGGCTAAGTGGCAACATGTTACTATCTACTTACAGACAGGACAGACACATAGTTGCTATCATCCAAGACCTCATGTTGTTCCACTATTAGAAGTGGCACAGCATGCCAGCGCATTACATAATACGCATCAAAAGATACAAGAACGTAAACAGATGATGGAAGGGCAAAAGCCAGATGGATGCCAGTACTGTTGGAATATCGAATCCATGGGCGAAGACTATATCAGTGATCGCAAGGAACGCAATGCCAGCATCTATACAGAAGCTCGCATAGAGGAAATAAAAGCCGAACCATATAAACACTATAATCCAGAGTACATTGAAGTTAGCTTTGGCAATGAATGTAATTTTAAATGTGGTTACTGCCACCCAAAGCATAGCTCTGCTTATTACAAAGAAATTAAAGACTTTGGTCCATACACTACTGTTAAGAATCATCGCAATGATATTGATTGGTTCCAAGTGTTTGAAGAGGAAACTAATCCCTATGTTGATGCGTGGTGGCGCTGGTGGCCTGAAGTCAGCAAGACTCTAAACATCCTACGTATTACAGGTGGTGAGCCATTGCTACAGCAATCAACATGGAAACTGCTAGAGAGCTTAGATAAAGATCCTAAACCTAATTTAGAACTAAACATTAATAGTAACCTAGGAGTTAAGACAGTACTAGTAGAAAGATTAACTACTAAGGTTAACAAGTTGCTTGAAGAAGGCAAGATTAAGAAGTTCATGCTGTTTACTAGTATAGATACATGGGGTGCTCCAGCAGAGTATATACGTACTGGATTAGACTTAGAGTTATGGGAAAAGAATTTAGATACGTACTTGGCTAGCCCAGACCTACGTGTTACTTTCATGATAACTTTTAATATCTTATCTGTAGCTACGTTTCAACAGTTATTAAAAAAGATACTAGAGTTACGTAAGAAACATAATAAATTGAACTTGCGATTAAAAACTAAACGTCAACGTATTAGATTCGATGTTCCCCATTTAAAAGAACCACTACAATACGATATGAACATACTACCTAAAGAGGAATTCATGCCGTATATGAATGCTTCGTTAGACTATATAAAAAAGCATATAGGTGTATGGGGACGCAAAAACTTTACAGACTTTGAATACGAGAAGTTTAGTCGTGTTGTTAAGTATATGGAAACTACTGTATATAATGATGATAAACTATTAGAAGGTCGTAAAGATTTTTATAATTGGTTTATGGAATACGATCGCAGACGAGGAACAGACTTTCTTAAGACATTCCCCGAGTATGCTAAGTTTCTAGCAGAGTGTAAACAATGTACGATATAATCTTTATCAGCTACGGTGAGCCAAACGCAGAAGCTAACTGGGCTAGACTTAAAGCTCGCTTTCCATTAGCTAAACGAGTTAAGGATGTAGCTGGCATACAAAACGCTCATATTGCCGCGGCTAAGAAATCCTTTACTCAAATGTTTTGGGTAGTAGACGGCGATGCCGAAATACTAGATACATTTAACTTTGATTACAAGGTACCTGAGTGGGACTTAGATGCTGTCCATGTGTGGCGCAGTATCAATCCCCTAAATGATTTAGAGTACGGCTACGGCGGAGTTAAGCTCTTGCCTAAAAAGTTAACACTCGCAATGGATATTAATACGACTGATATGACTACTAGCATTAGTCCTAAGTTTTATGCTATGCCAGAAATCAGTAATGTTACAGCATTTAATACAGATTCATTTACTACATGGCGAAGTGCTTTCCGCGAATGTGTTAAACTATCTAGCCGAGTAATAGAAGGACAAGTAAATGACGAAACTGAAACTCGTCTTACTATATGGAAAAGCATAGGTAATGCTGATAGTGTTGCGGGCGCAACTGCTGGTACACGTTTTGGTTGGGTCAATCGAAATAAGCCAGAAGAACTAATAAAGATAAATGACTATAACTGGTTGAGAGAACAATATGAAAAACTTACTAAAGTGGCTACTAACTCCTTGGACAAAGTATAAAGAAAGCAAGCGTCGTAGAGAAATACAGATGCGTGATCCTTTTATATACAAATGATTACTTGGGGAATATCAGCTAACAGTCATAATGCGGCTGTAGCAGTTTTTAAAGATCAAGAGCTAGTGTTTGCTAGTGAAACTGAACGCTGGTCAAAAATTAAGAACGATCCTAATCTAAGTCACGATCTTGTTTACTATCTAAACCAGCAGAACTTAACACCAGATCGTATCGTATGGTACGAACGTCCAATGCTTAAAACTATTAGGCAGTTAGTAGCAGGACAGGGCTGGAACTATACAGAAAATAATATCAAGCGATATTTACAACAGTATCTACCTGTTACCAAGTTAGAATACGTTGGACACCATCATAGCCATGCGGCCGCAGGATATTATACAAGCGGGTTTGACGAAGCATGCGTATTGGTTATTGATTCGATAGGTGAGTTTGAAACTGTTAGTATATGGCACGGAGTTGGTAAAAAGTTAACTAAGAAGTGGAGCAAGAGCTACCCATACAGCATGGGACTATTCTATTCAGCAATGACTCAGCGCATTGGATTAAAACCCAATGAAGAAGAATACATTATGATGGGCATGGCCGCATACGGCAATGATAATAAGCACGTACATCGAATGTACGCAGACTTCTTTGAAGGCAAGTATACTGACTTTAAAATGAAGCGCAATTTACATAGAGGCTGTCTAGACTGGGCGCCCGAGCTAGGAGAGGATGAATACTATAATATCGCCGCCGCGGCTCAAACTATATATGAGGACTGGCTTGATGTTATGTTAGTTAAAGCTAGATTAATAGTTAACAGTAATAACCTAGTTCTTATGGGCGGATGTGCGTTAAATTGTAGTGCTAATAGATTCGCAAGCGACTGCTACTTTGATAAGGTATGGATTATGCCTGCTCCCGGAGACAGTGGTAGTGCCATCGGCGCTGTACTTGCTAAAGATAAATTTCAGCTAGAGTGGAAGGATTCCTATTTAGGATATAATATTTCTCCTAAGGTATCTGACAATGAAATTGTAACGTATTTAGAACAGAATAAGATATGCGGTATTGCTAGGGGGCCTGCAGAGTTTGGTCCTAGAGCATTAGGCAATCGTAGTTTACTAGCGGACCCTCGTGGTCCAGACATAAAGGATAAAGTAAATGAAATCAAACATAGAGAACCATTTCGACCATTTGCGCCAGCGATACTTGAGGAACTGGTTCACGATTACTTCGATATGCCTCCTGGTTGGAATAACAGTAGGTATATGCAGGTGGTGGCAAGATGCCGTGATGCTAATCAGTTTCCTGCCATTATACATATCGATAGAACTAGCAGGGTACAGACAGTCCCGAATGATGGAAGCCCATTCAGAAAACTCTTAGAACTATGGTATGCTAGGACCGGCTGTCCTATGTTGCTCAATACGAGCTTAAACATTAAAGGACAACCTATGGTAAATGATTTAGCGGATGCTAAAGAATGGGAACAACTATATGGAGTTAAAGTTTTTAGTTAATAAACTTCTCTAACATAACTTTTAATGAGCTGTCGTCCGGAAGGCTTTGCTCTAATAACACCGCAACATCAGTATTCTTAGAAGCACTAGTTGTTAATGCTTCCATAATATCAAAACTAGTATTATACAATGTAGCAGTCGACGCTAGTAATAGTTTAGCAACATCATCACTCTTACTAATTTCTAAAGCAATCTGTCTACGAACGTCACCGTTAGTTCCAACTTCACCCATTAGTGCTTCTACCGCAGTAGTAGGATCCATTGCTATCTGTGTAACTGTTCTTACTCGTAATAAATCTAATCGTTGTTGCTCTGCTTCTAAGTTAGCAAGATAGTCAGCATCTAATTCTTGTAAGTGTATTTGAGCATCAGCAAATGCCTGATCGCTTTGTTGCGCAAATTCTTGTTGTAAAAATGTAGCACGAGCCTGTTCTTCTAATTCAGCCTTAGCTGACTCCGCCGCCTGTTGATTTATTTGATTCTCAAGTATCAAACGTGCGGTATCTTCTTCGTTAGAAATAGTAGTTCGTTGTACAGCGTCATGTAGAGTAGCGTAGTATGCCATCTCTGGTTGAGCAGGATCAGTTGATATTACTGATAGCTGTGTTGAATCTTTCTTTGCTTTGGTATATACGTTAGTTAGAACAGTTAGTTCAATAGTTCTATCAGTTCCGTTTAATACAGAATTTTCTAGTGTCCATAATAAAGCGTAAGGAATCACCCCAGACAATACTGGAGAGCCGTTTTCGTAAACGACATAACTTATTCTGGTAGTTGAAGTATTGTACATTGTGTCTTTATAAGGTTAGTGTTAAACTCTTTGGTATTAACAGCGATAAGATCGTTGTCTAGGATATATTGATCAAAGTGATTAATGACCATGTCTACTGTATTAGCAATATAATCTGCTCTCAGGTTTTGAAATACCATTTCTCCAGCGCAGAAAAACTTCTTGCTTTCTGGATCGTAACAGATATTAAAAAAGGTTAATCCAAATGGATATATTGGTGCTGTTTGATCATTGTATAGCGCATCTATAATGGCAATACAATCATCATGTAATTTAATTGAATCCTGGATGATCTGTTTAAAGTCATTCTCAAAGTCAGCATCGTTAATTAGTTTTAAGTTTTCTAAAGGGATTCCTAAATTGCCAAACGGGCGAACTTCTTTAGCATAGGTGTATAGTAGCCCAGCAATATCTACTAAGCAAAACTCAACCGGCTTTTCTATACGAGAAAGATCATTAGCTTCAGCATATTCTGCCATTGCTTGCTTTTGTGTTAGATCTTTAGTTAGATCGCCAACACGTAACGAGTAGCTAGTACCGTTATAGTCGTAAAATACAACTTCTTTAGAGGAAATAGTGAAAAATCCAGTTGAAGTCTCTTCCCATACTGTATTTGATACAGTACTGTATCTAGGGATATTGCTGTAAAACTCGCTAGCAAATTCGGGAGTCCAAGCAAGAAGTTTTTGTTTTAGGGTATCTAGCATAGTAAGGTATTTATCCAGTATCCTGTAAAGCAAAAACAGGGCAAATTAAATAACAGTATGAAAATTAGCAAAATACCGGGTTTAGGCAGATTTGGCGTGTTTATTGATGGTGTAGACTTTGAACACTTGTCTAACGAAGAATGGATGGAGATTGGCAAACTACACCTACAGAATTTTGTAACGATCATCCGCGACTGTAACCTAAGCTGGCAAAAACAAACAGAATGGTGTACTAAATGGGGTGATACTCGATATGGCATACGCTATCTAATACTTAAAAAGTATCCTGGCTTAATGTGGCATGAAGTAGTGCGTTTAGCATTAGAAGATAGTCCATTAATAGATCCTATTGACAAATTACGTTTACAGAATATTGCTCGCATGCAGGAAGTAAGCTCCGAAGGCAGACATGTAATGCGTGTAACAGGACAGCGTGATGCTGATGGTAATCCATTAGGTATGTTTGCTGAAGGCGAACTTGCTTGGCATAGTAACGAAAGTGCTACTCGTACATTTACACCAGGGGTTGCGTTGTTGGCCGCAGAGAATGTTGTTAGATCAGCAACTTGCTTCTTAACAACTCCTGACTACTATGAAAATGTAAGTAATGCGTTCCGTAGTGAGCTAGACGAAATGGTGTTGCTACATCGCTTTACTCCTGGTAAAATGAATCCAGGTCTTCGTGCGGAACAGGATGAAGTTATGCACGGCAACATGTGCCCAGAGGACGATTCCGAAATGCCTATGGTCATGCGTAGCCCAGGCGGTATTATAGGGTTACATTATTCTATACATACTGTACATAGTATTAAAGGAATGACTAAGGCAGAGTCTGACGCTGTATTTGCTGAGATTGATAAAGAATTGTTTACGCCTAAGTATATGTACGATCACTGGTATCAAAACAACGGAGACTTTTGTTTGTTTGATAATAGCATTACGCTACATCGTAGACTAGGGGATACTACTAATCGCATGTGCTATCGCATACAACACGATTATAGCAATTTACAAGATGGCTTTTGGCAACCGTACCTATCAGAACCATTTGCTAGCGAGTACGAAAAAGAAATTGCGTACTACGTTGCGCTAGCAGATATAAAAGACTTTAAGCTCCCTTAGCAGTTCCAGCAAACGGTATATACTCAGGAATACCGCGCTTGTCCCCGTATAGTTTAGGAAACGGTGGAGCGTCATCTTCGCTAGCTTTAGTCCAAGGCTCTCCCTGTGGTAAATCGCAAGCAGAACGTTTTAAGTCGACCATTAGTATTAATCTAGGCTTATCAGTAAGATTCCAAACACTATGTACTTTTTGATTGTCAAACGCAAACAGATCGCTCCAATCAATCTCTTCACCGTATATTTCCATACCAACATCGCCTTCTGGAATAATTAGAGGAATGTGTATTCTAATGTTCATAGCTTGACGATTCTCATCACCGGTATGTCTTTGCATTACGCAACCAGGCAGTAGTGCGGCATACCCGCAGACAATACAATCATCTCCCCATTTCTCTAGAATCTTATTGTAAACAGTTGGATACTTTTCTTTGGCAGCACGGAGTTGAGCATCGGCCATTTCAGTACGCATTTCGGCTTTGTCTTCTTTATCATTTACGTTGTCGTATTGTATAATTGATATTTGCCAACCGCCTTTAGTATAGTGGTCTCCACCCCAATCGTCTAGATTAGAAAAGTTTGGGTGTGCTTTATGAAAGTCTTCAATAAGGCCTTCACGAAGGCTCATCAAGTAGTCGTAATGTATAATCTCTCTGCCACGATATATGTTTTTTACTTCCATATCAATCTCCGTTTTGTATATTTATATAGGTATATAAATACCTGATGCTAAAACATAGATCGATTACCGTACACGGCGAAAGCACCGATGCTATTATACATGTAACAATAAATGGCGAAGTATGTAAGGACGGACCAGTAACCGACAGCAGATTATATGGTTTTTCCACGCCAGTAGAATTACATGGGGCTTTGCCTGTTACTATTAAAGTAATAGCTGGAGAAATTACGCTAGGGCCTACTTACGCAGAATACCCTGCGCTGTTTGATAGTGGAGCTGGTACTATAGCATTTCCCATACCCATGAATCCAATCGCAAGCATAACCGATAGAGTGTTACAGTATCCTGAGGGAAGTGTTACTGTTAAAGAAGGCGAGAGCTTTAGCTATCATCATCTTATAGTAAACGGACCTAACTATTGGAATTTAACAAAAAGTCAAAACATACCCGTGTTTGAATACGATGCGTATCCGGCATCGCATAAAGAAAATCTAGCATTTAACGAACTAGTGAAATATATCTACAGCCTCAGGCCAGAGGTGTAATGGTTGTGGATCAAATCGTATGCTTAATATCATACGGTATGTATCCTTGTTGTTTACTACATTATGCGGTACATCAATCCTTAACAAATGCGGATCTGTAAGTTCAACACTATCTAGTAATTCTAATGTAGTCCAATCGTAATCTAACGGCAACGATCTATATCTATTGCCTCTATCGTTTATATGCTCTAGTTGTGCTACGGGATAGTTAAACCAATTCATAGCTGTGTTGTCGCAATTGGCAATAGGTAGATTAATAGCCAGCTCAGGTTTAAGAACTTCTAGATCATTATCAATGTGTACTGGTGCTACAACATGCGGAGTTCTAATTAAGATTGCGCCATACGCAGGATGCATATCATTCTCTTTAAAGAATTCCATTAGTTCGGGGGCTACTCTAGTAATATCATCAGGAGTCATAAAGCCAACAATCTCTTGTTCAGCACCATTATATGTGTCAACAAGATATTTGTATAGTTTTTCTTGTATTTGTTTGTAATTGTCTATAACAAGTTTTTTGTATAATATCATATTATTCCCATCGAGGATGCTGTTCTAGCTGTGTTAAGAATGTAGGAACATTAAGACGCCAGAATGTTTGTACATGTCCTCGATATTCTAATTCGCAGGTTTGTTCAAGCGCACCTGTTTTCACTAACGCAGGACAGTATATATTATGTACTAATCGTTGAGTTCCTACATCACTAGGATGACTAGATATGTACAAGTCTTTATCCTGTCCAGCCCATTCAATACATGCTGGTATAAAGAACTGTGCTGTTATGTTTTGATGTTCTTGGCAAGTATACTTTAAACTACGTAGCTGTTGAAATGGTAATAGATTTGTAAACACACAGGTTCTAGCGCAGATACGATATGCGTTATTGCCTAGCTCAGGAAGTGAATGTGCGCCTACCGAGCCTACGGCTTTATCATTGTGGTAGAGTATTAATACGCACCATTCACGTTCCTTTGCTAAACTATCTACTAGCATCTTTTGGCTAGCATTATTTACAAATCCTCTACTCTCTGCTTCAGCATAGAAATCTGTTAGGTCTAACTCAGGAGTCCACGTAACAAGTTTATACATTATGTCTCCGACCAGTAGCTGTTAGTTTGCTCAACTGCTTGTCTAATTGCTGTCCTAGCTAATTCAATCTCTTGAGAGGTATGTGTTATAACCGATACTAGATAGTATGTTAATATTGTGCTAGTATGTACAACGCTATTATCTGTTATAAGACTAACAAACAAATCTAAGTCTTGTATAATATCTAAATGTACATATTCAATATCTAATGTTTTTAAATGGTTCCAGTTTTCTAATACTCGAGCAAGTACTTGATCATCTAGTGCTTTATCTTTTGCTTTAAGAACATACGGTTCAGTTAGCAGTCCGCGGCTATCTGCCCATGCTTGCGCATATTCAAAATAGTCTTTACCATCCCATTCGGTGTACAACGCACGTTTAAAATCTAGTGTATGTTTATTAATGTCATAAAGAACGATGCGAGTTGCGTTAGTGTTTAGCGCAATGGCTTCAGCAAGAAAGCCGCCAGCAGTACATACTACAGAACTAGCAGTATCTACATTAGGTACATTGTCCCAATTAAGAACATGTACTACCTGTGTATTTTGTAAATCTCTAGATAGTCTAAACAACTCTATTAAAATACGTTGGCTAGGATCTAATTGATCGTTAGGGTCAAGTGTGCGCAACGCATGTTCAAGTTCTTTAGTGTGTAACTCTGGAAAGCAATAGCCTCGACTAGGAATACTAGGCATATCAAATTCTTTTAGGATATTCATAATACTATCAAGTTGCGGAACTGTCGTAGCACCAAATCGCCAATCTGTATCAAAGTTTACAACTCTATAGCTGTTACGCAGTACTTCAGCAATAACATCTGTACCAAACCCATACTTAATATCTTTTTGTACACTATCTAAGAACAACTCAGCAGGAGCATGTCCTTGATGTAGATCTTCAAATGATTTAAAAAATGCTGGACCAGTAATTGTTGTAGGTTCAAAGAATAACTCATGGACAGCATCAGTTCGTAGTATAAAGCATTGCGGATGTAAATGAGGAGTTTCGTCTTTTGGATACCAGACTAGATGTCCTATCAGGCCTATGTCGTCGGGTATGTTTGCTAGCTTATGTTGTAGATGATTGCTTTCTACAATAACATCGCCAGCAGTTTGTACTACTAACCATTCTGCTTGTAACAAGTATTTGTTTAGGTCGGTATAGTTTTCAACTATAATAACATCGTGCTTATTATCAGCCCACCATAATTGACAACTATGTGTAATGCCTAGCAGTTTGTTGTTAAGCCAAGTACTATCAGTATAGCTCGGGACTGTACAAAAAAGTACCTTCGACATTTTCCGTTTCCATTGACCTAGTCATTAAATCTTTCCATTTAGGAGTACTATCATAATGATGTATAATCATATGATACCTATCTTCGTTACTATCGTTACGTACTTCGTGTTCATAACTGATATTCACTGCCACTGCGTGTCCTTTAGCAAAAGGAACAGTAGTACCATCTTCCCAATACCACTCGCATCCTTCTGGATTGTTTAGTGCTACATTAACGGCTTCTAATGCTCTAGCATCTCCATCATGATGCGGAGCAATATATCCACCCGCTTCTAATAACATAAAACGAACTCTACCATACTGCTGACTAGGAAAGTAATTCTTTAACCAATGCGTAGTTACAGGGCAATAGTCTGCCCACGATGTCCAATGCATATCTCTAGCGGCTTGATAACCGTCAGTGTATCCATATGCCTTCCATGCTTTAATTTTGTCATCGCCTAATCCATACAAGGGCAAGCTATGCCAACCCTCATGTCT